GCCCAAATGTCCTCTTTATCGAGGTCATTGCCGGCTGGCACAGACTTTCACGTTGCAAAAGCAGTTCGTCAACATCAAGTTGACTTATGCTCTGCACATGTGACTCCATCCCCTCTTATAGAGGGAGTGCGGTTCTACTGTCGAAATTGGGCAAGGAAGCACCTGCCTTCTGGGCCATGTCTGTCTAGAACATTACAGATATTTGGCGGACCATCGGCTACTTACCGATTGTCACAGGAGGCGGGAGGACTGTCTCAGGACATTTGCGACATGCTAGGTTCCTTTAGTGATTACCTTGAGGTTGACGTTCCTGAAGAACTACCGGATGTTACACCGGTGGTTGCTCAGATCAGGACCGTGGCGGCAGCTCTAAGTGAAGACTTAGGGCTACCTCCTAAAGCCCGCGTAGTCCCGCTTCGTGAGCGAGGCCAGAAGGTCAGGATCGTGACTGCAAGTGAACGTCACGCCTTGATCTTAGGGCACCTCGCCAAAGCGAGACTTATGCAAGGTTTGAAGAAGTGGAAGTTCACGTCCACTGTACTAAAGGGTAAACCTAATGAAGTTTGCCACGAACTTGTCGGTGCTAGAGGTCAAGTTGTTTCATCGGACTTGAGGGCTGCCTCTGATCTCATCCCATTAGACGTTGCGAAAGCAATGGTCGATGGTCTTGAGGAGTCAGGGCGGTTCCTCCCTTGTGAAATCCAAGGTCTACGTTTGTGCGTAGGCTCCCAGGAAGTCACTTGGCCGAACGGTCAAACACACTTGACGCAAAGGGGTTTGCTCATGGGTCTTCCAACCACATGGTCACTCCTTTGTCTCTTCCACGGGTACGCTTTCGAAGCGGCCCGTGACGAGTTCATACCTGACAAGCCAGGCGCCCAGGGCCCTAGAGCCCGAATCTGTGGTGACGATCTAATCGGCATAATGAGTCCTCGTGAGAGGCTCGCCTATGAGAATCGGCTCAAACAAATGGGTGCCCAACTTTCAGTTGGCAAACACTTCGTTTCTCTCAATCGTGGCGTTTTCTTAGAAGTCTTATGGGAGTTCTCAGGTGACACTTATAAATCATCTGAAGGTTATCCGATCTGGAAAACTATCAGACCTGCTCACAAGAAAGATGGGAAGAGGGTCAGGCGC